ACGTTCAGAAAGTAGTTCTGAATGACAGATGCATACATCGATTTTGCAGCGCCGCGAGCAACTATTAGATACTGCTTAAGGATTAGACGTTTTTTGATCTCCCTTTTCTCATAATGACCGCCATGGTTATCTTTTGTCGGAACATAAACGCTACGCTCGACGAAGTAATACCATCCGAAGATTTGTTCGGCCCAGAGTTTGAAGGAGAAAAGGAGATGAAGATCCGACCCGTCCGTTAAAGTCAGTTCTCCCTCGCAGTACCGAATGAATCCTTCAACCGCGGTCGAGTCATAATAGATATTAGGATTAGCGATGAGCGAATCGATCCGATTCATCTCCATCGAAATCTCTCGATTTACAGGGATTTCTCCTCGGAGGACTGCCTCGCGAAACTGACCATAATAGATCGGAGTCGCGGTGTTCGACAGGCCCACGCTAACCCTCCTATCTATTTACTCAGAACAACTTTGAGACTGGCATCGAACGCCTTATCAATCACCTTGTCGACGACTCGATTGCCAACTCGTCCAAGAGTTTTGGCTACGAACTTTGCGCCAGCGTTCTTCTGATTCGACTGAAGACGACCGACGTTCTGCTCAGTGCTCAGCCGATTCGCATAATGCTGCAGATCTGAAGTGGAAACACTATGGGTTCCGTGCTTCTTCAGAGTTTGTGCAGTTGTACGAGCTCGACTGGCATCGGGATGCATCTGAACTCCGCCGCCGACCGTAGCCTTTCGACGAACACCCCACTTCATACCTTTGATTCCGTGATGCTCGAGAACTTTACTTACAGTTTCGGCGGCATCCATTTACTCCTCCGATTCTGCCTTCCTATGTCGTCGCGCCTTCGGCTTGTCCTCCGGTGTGGACGCAGCTCCGGTTGGACCAGGCTCAACATCAGCTGCGGGATCTTCGGACCTCGTCCTACCACTCGGATTGGACTCACTTGGAGTTTCATGTCCTAATCGAGTCCGACGCTCTACTCTCTCAGCTTCTTTCTCGGCTTCTTTTCGATCGTGTTCTGCTTGAGCACTTTCTCTCTCAGCCATTTATCCCTCCGCAACCATTGGTGGATCGGGATCAACCCATCCCGTCTCTTCACGATGAACGTTCAGACGCCACTCAAGCTCCCGAATCTGATCGCTCATTGCATTGATCAGATACGATGTCTGGGGCGGATCGAATAGCATCCGAACACGAAGAAATACATAAGACTTCACTGCATTGTACTGATGATCGGTTGGTTCTACGAAATCATCCCAGTCGTCAGTGGTATCATCAACCGTAAATCCCGCAGCTGGCCCGATCCCTAGCTGAGTGAGAGTTGCAAGTGCTGTATTAATGTGCATCATAATGTCTTGGTCGAATGCGAGATACTCCGCAGCAATCCCCAGGACTTTCTTTACACTTAGAAGAATACTTGGTTCCATTCCTCTCACCTACTTTTATAGTTATTCTTTGTCTTCTTCCTCAACAGGAGTTTCTGTAGAGAAATTCGGAATAAGCGCTAAAACACTAAGCACGGTTACGTACAAAACAGCGTGTCCGAAGAAAAACGCTCCTACAATTGAGAGAACAACAGTCCAAAAACCGAACATTCGTCGATCTTCGGAATCAAACTTTGTAACTAGCCAATTAGGTGGCCCGTACAGAATTTGTTTAATCAGAGGTCTTCTTAGGAGAGACCTTCGGGATCTTTCCTCCGTCGTACTTTTTGCCAGAGCTCTTGTCCTCTTTCTTCTCGGTCTGAGTCTGAGTCTTCTCTTCGACCATCATCATCTCCTTTTTCGTCTTGAAGAGGAAACGGATTGAACTCTTGCGTATCCTCGTCTACCGTACCTCGTCGTTCGCTCACATTGACTCCTTCTCTTCTCTCTTAGCATCATCTAACCGCTGTTTGGCGTACACCGATCCTGCAGTGATAAATGCAATGGCTAGTGCGCCGACATACTCAACCCACTGCTCTGGATTAATAACATCAAAAATGCCAACAGCAAGTAACGAAGCAAAGAAGGAAGCAACGCCACTCCACAGTGCAATTTCATGCCCGCGAAGCATTGTACCTCCTTCACCAAAGGGTTGTATCACCTCTTCTTCGATCAACTGGTTTTCTAGGTAAAAATGTTTCAGCGCCATAATGAATGGCGTTGTGGGTTCGTAGAGATGTAGTAATCAAAAACTCGGCATCGAGAATACCACCCCCACCGTGTCGAATATCATCTAGCGACACCGGATTCATATGGTGAATCAACAAATTCGAGTAGATCTCATACCCAGGAACACCTAGATCACAACCATCATCCCTAGATATAACAAAACTTCGTACAGTTTTCCATTCTCTTGAATGGTAAAATTGCTGATTAAGCATTCTATCGAATCCAAACGTCGAAACACCGACTAGACCAGGTATCTTGAGATACTGGTATCGCTCTTCAAAGGTTTCGTGTTGGCATAGCTCTGAATATGTCCTAATCTTCGTCATCGAACTCGGGAGGTGGCAACTCTCCCGCATATGATCGCATAGCAGTAAGAGCTTCCATGTAAAGCTCCTCTACACGCTTCTGAGATTCAATTACTTCAATCTTTACCCGTGTCAGTTCGTTTTCATGCTCGAGTCGCTGTTGTTCCAATCGTTCACGAGTTGAACCAAGCTTAAGAAAATGTGTAATGACCTGAGACGATGCGGTTCCTGCTCGAATCTGATCTTCAGCAAGATCAACCGCCTGAGAAACGAGCTGATGTTCACGACCTTCAGGAGTGGTCGCGGGTCTGCGGGAAGACTTGTCGATCTTTATGCGCTTTTTCCTCGCTGGCACACGACCTCCTAATCTATGCCCTATGCGGAAGGAATCAACCCGGCGTCACGGAGGACATCGAGAATCTCATTAATCTTTCCTTGAGCGGCTGTGGCTTCTGCCTGAACATACGTTCCGCCGGGTGCTGGTAGATCCGCAATAGCCGCATGATCTGATGTTCGTGCCATTTGTGCATCAGTTGCATCCGCATGTGCCTGCTCATGTGGAACGTTTACGTCAGGAATGTCTGACATTGCAATCCCTTTCGGTAGACTTTGCCTATAGTTTTAACCCCAAATAATAAAACGTTTTTTCCAAATATCCCGCCGGGGCTATTTTTGGAAGCCGGGCGATGAAAGAGGGGGTCTGAGTTGCGATACCCCTCCCCCCCTATACTATTGAATCTCTCATATCGTTTTTGGAAACCTTAATCCATTTTCCAAGAACATTTTCTTTTACAATTTCATCAATAGCATTTTGAATTGCGAGTGCCTGGTCAGGTTCTGACAAATCATTTGATACATTAGCAATACGGTCGAGCATACCAGAGGTGTTGTATCCTTTTCTTGTATCGTAAGCTAACCACTCATCGAACCGAGTGAATGGATCAAATGGATTGTCAACTGTTGTTAACATGTACTCTTCAGCCATTGATACTATCCTTGAGTGTAGTCAATCCAACACCCAAATGATCTGCTACTTCTTGCTGAGTATACCCAAGATCCAACATACGCTGAGCCGTAGCTATCTTACTGTTAGTCATCTTAGGTTGGAACTTAGGTACTGCTAACTTCTTAACGTTCTCTGTATCAGCGTTATTAAGTATTCTTGTTAGCTTATGAGTACTAATAGCACCAGCCTGAATAGCATTCCATTCGTCTTGCGTAATGTTGACCCGATTCTTATAGGCACCCGTTCTAATACGAGCATCATTGAGAGCTCGAGTCTGTTCTTTCTTTACATCTTCAGGCTCCATGCCAGGATTGGCCTGACGTTTCATGGAGACCTGGTGATTTGCTAGGAGCTGGGCTTGTCTCTCGAGGGGAGCATTCTTCTCAGCTATGTTAAGCTTAGCATTAAGAGAAGAAACCTCTTTTTCATACGTCTTCTTTGCAGAGGGGGAGTATGAAATTGACTGGGTATTCACAGCTTCTTTACGTGCAGTATTAGCTAAGGCCTTTAGCTTAACTGAATGCTCACCATAGACTGTCTCCATCCGAGTACCTGAAGAGAGACTGAATGGATCCTCGGTCTCGGCCAACTTCTGAGATCGAACCATCTTAGGCTCTAGTTTACAAGTCTTTCTATTGAGGACCATACGATTAGTAAATTCAGGAATCTTCTTTCCAGTAAGCGGATCGATCTTTGGATTCTGCTTTGTCTCAAGTACATAGATGGGAGACTTGGCTCTACTAATCAGAGTAGCAGCACCAGTACCTTTTCTCCCAGGAATTACTTGATACTTTTGTTTCAAGGCAAGAATACCATTATCTTTTTCAGATCCCTTGAAATCAAGCTGATGCTTTTCTGCATCGATGACAACCATGGAATGTTTCACAGCACGGGCAAGCTCATCGGTGTCTGCTCCATGGAGCGACATGTCTGTGATCAAATTGGAAACCTTGCCCATTTCTTGCTGCTTTTGGCCATTCGTGACTCGAGGAATGTTCGATCCCTCAGGGATCTTGTAGACCATCGGGTCAAAACCCTTCAATTCTTCTAGGGCGGGGGTTGTTTTTACAGCCTTGTTTTTGTTAGAAATAACAAGGACCGTATCGCCATCGAAATCTGCACCAGACAAATGCTCCGCCACTCGATGATTTACACCAACTGCATCCATGTCTGGAGAAGGTGGCATGAGTTTTCGAGCTTCAGGATTGCGATTGTTTACCGTTAATTCTGGGATTTCGAAAGTACCACCATGAGGATGGCGAATCAGGACAACTCGTTCACCATTCCTAAAACTGGGGGCATAGATTTCGTTATCCTTCATTGAAGGTACGGGAAGCAAAACTCGGTTTGCTGTCCTTGGTAGAGCTGCGGCCTTCATGTGCACCGATGCAGAATCAGTTTCATCAGCGAACTTCAGAAGCAGATCTTTCTTGACTGTTGGATTGGTCAAACCATTGAGTTGATTGAAGTCGTTAAGACGTCGCTCCATTGTCAAATCAAGCTGTCGCTGAGCAAGAGTAATATCCTGCTTAGACAACATTTGAGTCGACAAACTTTTTGACCAACTATCCCAAGCCCCCTCTTCGCCAGATCCGAGCTTGGTACCAACGATGTTCATTGCTGAGGAAACTTTACCTTGTTCGTCATGTACCTGGTGAACAATAGATCCAAACGGATTTTCAGGATCGGACGCTATCTCTTTCATAACATCCTTTTTCCGACCCGTACTCGATTTATTCGTATTGAAGACAAGATCTGTGCCTTCTGGAAGATCATCCTTGTACACAGCCATGCCCTTGATATAATGCGTGCCGTCAACCATAACACGAACCTGAGCATAATTTCTGTTTCCAATAGAAAGATCTTTCACACCAGGACGAACATACACAACACCGTCAAGCCTATCACCACCATCTTCCTTATAGTTAACTTTAATTCGTTTCGAGTTAACTGAAATAGGTGGCTGAATTCGAAGATAGCTTCGACCATTATCTTCTGAGTATGCCTGAATTTGCTGGATCAGATGCCGATTTCTCTGAGCGAACTTAAGATCAATGTCAGGCTTTGTCAGAATCTTCATGGTCGTAAATTTTCCTGTGCCAAGCTGCTGGATCTTGATATTGTAGATGTTATGTCCTTCTTCTCTCAATATCGCAACAGCAGTGGCAAGACGAGTGGCGGTAACACCAAGTTGTGCTTCAACGCCTTTGCCAATATCGATCATGTCCTTTTCATTGACCTGATCTCTCAACATATTGGCAGTCGTATGAAGAGCGTTGGCCTTATCCTTTTCACCAGGAGCAAGATAATGCCTAACCGAAGACTCATTGATACCCATTCGAGCTGCAATTGCTGTGTTTGACCAGCCTCGCTCTTTGTAACCTTCGATCTGACGAATCGTGCTCTGTTTCTGCTGTTGACCAGCTATTGACTTAGCAGCACGAAGCTCGGTTGTGGTGATGCCAACACCTCTAGCAATTTCGGATTCAGACAGGCCGTCTTTCCGAAGACGATCAACGTAA